GCAATGTATTTTTTCAGGTCAGACACGGAAGTGGCCGTAAACTCCACTCTCCGTCCGTCTTTCTGTACCGTTGCCACCCGTTTTCCTGTCATCAGGTCATGCAGTGCCGCACGGGCAGCGGCAAGTTCTTCCTGTCGCGTCATTCATCCTCTCCGGATAAGGCACGGGCGTAATCTGCCAGTGTTTTCTTGTTGGTTGCTGCACCATCCTCTTCCTGCAGGCTCGCCAGCAGCGCACTGAGATCCAGCTGCCAGCGGGAAATACTGATGCGCAGCGCCGTCAGCGCATAAACGAAGCAGTCGAGTGCCTCATTGCGTCGCTTTTTGCTGTCCCACAGTATTTTTTTCCTGCCATCCACCCATTTTTCGACCTGCTCTTCAGCAGTCAGCTGCTGCGCTTCGGTCAGATCAAAAATATCCGGGTTATTCGGGAAGTGAACGGCACCGGGAAGCGGTTCATCCCCTTCCGGCGTCAGTGTGAAGCGGTTATAAATTTGCTCTTTCGCGGTATCCGTACCGATTTCGGTAAGGTAAACCCCGTTTTTGTTTCGCTTACGTGGCATGCTGGCCACCGGCTTTCCGTATACGGATGCCCCTTTAATGGGGATCACCCTGAACAGCCCATGTTTTTTCGAGCGTTCATACACAATGGTCGGGTCAATCCCGCCAGTATCCCAGCAGATACGGGATACCGACATTTCTGCACCATTCCGGCGGGTGTAGGTTTTATTGATGGCCTCATCCACACGCAGCAGCGTCTGCTCGTCGTCGTGGCGGCCCATAATAATCTGCCGGTCAATCAGCCAGCTTTCCTCACCCGGCCCCCATCCCCATACGCGCATTTCGTAGCGGTCCAGCTGGGAGTCGATACCGGCGGTCAGGTAAGCCACACGGTCAGGAACGGGCGCTGAATAATGCTCTTTCCGTTCTGCCATCACTTCAGCATCCGGACGTTCGCCAATTTTCGCCTCCCACGTCTCACCGAGCGTGGTGTTCACGAAGGTTTTACGTTTTCCCGTATCCCCTTTCGTTTTCATCCAGTCTTTGACAATCTGCACCCAGGTGGTGAACGGGCTGTACGCTGTCCAGATGTGAAAGGTCACACTGTCAGGCGGCTCAATCTCTTCACCGGATGACGAAAACCAGAGAATGCCATCACGGGTCCAGATCCCGGTCTTTTCGCAGATATAACGGGCATCAGTAAAGTCCAGCTCCTGCTGGCGGATGACGCAGGCATTATGCTCGCAGAGATAAAACACGCTGGAGGGGTCATCCGGCGTCCATTTGAGGCCAAACGGCGTCTCTTTGTCGCCAAATTTAAGATACTGCTCCTCCCCGCAGTGCGGGCAGGCAACATGAAAACGCATAAAATGCGGGGATTCACTGGCAGCACGCTCAATCTGGCAGGTGCCTCTCACTTTAGGCGTCGAGCCACGGATGGACTTTGGCCAGACCGAGCCTTCAATACGTTTGTCGCCAAGGAACGTCGGAGAGCCTTCCTGTTCAATATCCTCATCAAAGGCAGCAAGTTCATCATAACCCGCCACATCCACCGACTTTTCACGGTAGTTTTTTGCCGCTTTACCGCCCAGGCACCAGAAGCCACGACCATTGGTGAAACGCTTCATGGTGAGCGTGTTATCCCGGTGCTTTTTGCCATACCACGGGGCCAGCGCCAGCAGCGACGGAATATCACGGATGGTCGGCTCAACGTGAGTTTTCATGAAGTTCTCGGCATCACCATCCGTTGGCAACCAGATAAGTGTGTTGCGTTGCTTATGCTCTATGAAGTAGGCATAAACACCCAGCAGCATTTTGGAATAACCGACACGGGCAGACTTCACCACATTCACCTCACGGATGTAGTCGCTGCCCATCGCATTCATGATGGCCCGCTGAAAGGGCAGTGTTTCCCAGCGCCCTTCCTGGTATGCGGATTCTTTCGGGAGATAGTAACTGGCATCCGCCCATTCAACGGCGGTCTGTGGCTCCGGCCTGAACAGGGCACGAAGCCCGGCGCGGACAAAATGCCGCAGCCTGTCAACCTGACTGTTCGATATATTCACTCAGCAACCCCGGTATCAGTTCATCCAGCGCGGCTGCTTTGTTCATGGCTTTGATGATATCCCGTTTCAGGAAATCAACATGTCGGTTTTCCAGTTCCGGAAAACGCCGCTGCACCGACAGGGGGATCCCGTCGAGAATACTGGCAATTTCACCTGCGATCCGCGACAGCACGAAAGTACAGAATGCGGTTTCCACCACTTCAGCGGAGTCTCTGGCATTCTTCAGCTCCTGTGCGTCGGCCTGCGCACGCGTAAGTCGATGGCGTTCGTACTCAATAGTCCCTGGCTGGAGATCTGCCTCGCTGGCCTGCCGCAGTTCTTCAACTTCCCGGCGCAGCTTTTCGTTCTCAATTTCAGCATCCCTTTCGGCATACCATTTTATGACGGCGGCAGAGTCATAAAGCACCTCATTACCCTTCCCACCGCCTCGCAGAACGGGCATTCCCTGCTCCTGCCAGTTCTGAATGGTACGGATACTCGCACCGAAAATGTCAGCCAGCTGCTTTTTGTTGACTTCCATTGTTCATTCCACGGACAAAAACAGAGAAAGGAAACGACAAAGGCCAAAAAGCCCGTTTTCAGCATCTGTCGTTTCCTTTCTTTTCAGGGGGTGTTTTAAATAAAAACATGAAGTTACGGCGAAGAAGAACGGAAACGCCTTAAACCGGAAAATTTTCATAAATAGCGAAAACCCGCGCGCCTTCCGCCCCGTAGCCTGTCAGATCGCCGGAAAGGACCCACAAAAATGAGAATAGTTATCATCTTCATGATGACTCATCTGAACGTGTGTGTGCGCAATCTAACCACAAGAAATGATCAATTATGACGCAGGCATTGCATCAATTGATCCACATTAAATTAACGTAAAAGCAATTTCAGAAAATACAAACCAGCAACACTGAATATGGGGCAACATTATGTCATCAAAGAACAGAACCCGCAGAACAACAGCCCTCAACATCCGATTTCCAAACCAGATTATTGAACAAATTAACATCGCTTTTGGTCAGAAAGGTTCAGGAATTTTTTCAGCGTGGATTATTGAAGTCTGCTGAAGAAGACTAATTAATGAAAAACATTCTCAATTTGTACCCAACAAAAACAAACACGACCAGAGCACCTGTTCGGACAGGTTTACTTAAACGACTTATATATGACACAAAAAGCGACTACTAAAGTCGCTTTTTCTTATGGTAACAGGCAATAACTTTCTCAAATATTTTTTAGCATTTTTTTGAGCGCGCGTTTCCGGACGTATTCTGTTCTCCTGTCCCTTTATATCGTCGGAATATCCGCCGCTCTTCAAATCCCATTCCCAACTCAGAATGTAGTCTGTTGACCGCTTGCTTTATTTCTGTCAGATTCACCGGTGCAACCGAAGTCCGGCGCGCCTTACGCAAACACTCTGCTCGTTTCTGTGCCGCGATTTTTCTTTTCTGATCATCACTTAGCTGTACCATCACTTTTGCCCATCGTGCAGCCGCTCTCCGGTACAGTCCTTTTTTCTCCAGACATTCAGCCTGGTGATCATGTAGCATAAGTGACCTCCAATTATCTACAGATTACCATTCTAAATTTACCTGCCCTTAATAAGGGAACAATACTCCCCCCTCCACAGAAAGACAATAAAACAACAAACAAAAATACAAATAACAAACAGAAATAATCACGCTATTTATTGTTTTTAACTGAAAGATCTATTACTGAACAAAAAACGCTGACTATATACTCAAGACCAAATAACTATTCTGCCAATCAGGTATCACAGCAACATAAGGAATTACCGTGTTTTGCCTTCTCAGCCCATACAATATGAGCATATACTTAATACTCTATTGTAATATTTTCATTCATGCGACCCACGTCATTTACCTGTAAATAATATTCAAAATATTTATCACAGAAATCGTTTTTGGCCATGATCTGAGCACACTATAAAGTCCAGAACTGGCTTTTTGTTAAATCCCCCCTAACACAACCATCAACACCTTTATAACAAAACATCACGGTATACACTGGGTACGGATATATTCCTGTGCCCCTTCCAGTTGCTTTTGCATTGTCATCAGCCGTTCTCTGAGGGTGAAATAATCCCGTTCA